CGACGCACTATCTGGCGAAGTGGCTGGAAGTGAATGGGGCAGAGGAGTAATGGACTGGGACTTCGTAGGCGTGCTGATGCTTGGCGTGCTGCTGTTGGGGTTGTGGTGGTAGGGAAAAAGATAAATCGCGACGGATATGGGGTGGACTCCCGTACCCGTCACTTCATCGGCATCAACCTTATAGGAGGCTAATACGATGCAGGCAAAGGATAAAACAAGGCTGACTTTTGAGGAAGCAAACGCGCTGTTGCGCTATGAGCCAGAGACTGGGCTACTATTTTGGAGAGTAGCAAAAGGAGTCAGAAAGGCTGGAGATATTGCTGGACGAATTGATACGAAAGGGCATTACCTTTGGACAACAATTGATCGTGTCCGTTATGCCAACCATCGATTGGCGTGGCTTCTTACACATGGGCGATTCCCAAGCGATCAGGTTGACCACATCAACAGAGACAAGCAAGACAACAGGATAGACAACCTGCGTGAATGTTCAGTTGCTGAGAACTGCCAGAACAGAGCGATTTACCAAACCAATCAATGGGGCTTCACTGGTGTTCGCATTGCCAGAAACAAATACAAAGCAGTGATAAATGTTGATGGCATCAGCAAATCCATTGGCGTATGGAATACACCAGAAGAAGCACACGCTGTCTATCTTGCAGTCAAAGACGCACTGCATCCGTTCGCGATGCGAAAAAATTTAGGTTCTTCCCAGCAACCTTGACGGCGGGAAGTGCGAACCTCGGTGTTTGATATCTGCGAGAACTTCTGATTCGTATGTTTTGTTTCAAAAAGCACTGATTAATGGAATTAAACCGGCAGGAATTAAGCCAGGCAATGGGCGTATCTCTTCCCACTGTTGAGCGATGGATTCGCGATGGATGTCCATTCAAGCAACGAGGAACAAAAGGCATCCCGTGGGTTTTTCTACTGCCAGATGTTGTCGCTTGGTGGGGTCAGCGACAGAGAGAGTCCGCCGCTGGATCAGCGCCAACAGATATCGAAGATGCGAGACGCAGAAAGCTATCCGCTGAAGCGGCGATGGCCGAATTAGAGTTGGCCAAGGCTCGTGGCGAGGTTGCGCCTATTCGAGAGTTCGAGATGACGCAATCCCGCATGATGGCCACCATCCGAACCAACATCCTCAATGTGCCATCGAGAGTTGTTTTGCAGTTGCTGGGTGAGACAGACGAAAAGACATTCAAGGCTAAGCTGCGTGCTGAACTGACGCTAGCGCTTGAGCAGTCGGCCAACGATGACTTCGATATCGAAGACGATGATGGAGAATAGCTGCCTGTTCTCAAACATCCAAGGTGTCATCTTTGCGATGAAAAAGGCGGCCATTCATCTGGTTCCGCCACCCGACATGCTGCCATCTGAATGGGCTGAGAATAATCTGAAAATACCACTCGGTAACGCCGCGCCTGGTCCGATTCGGTTTGCCAATGCTCCACCGCAGCGCGGCATGATTGACGCAGTGCGTGAGCCTGGAATCCGTCGCATTTCCTACATGCTGGCTGCGCAGACTGGAAAGACTACCGTCATGCAGGCAATTGTTGGTTATCACATTGACCACGACGCAAAGTCACAGCTCTTTTGTATGCCAAGTGAAACGGACATGAAGATGTTCCTAGAAACAAAACTTAGGCCGATGCTTGGAACTTGCAAGGCAATTAAGGAGAAGGTTGCAAAGCAACGTAGTAGAGAGGGGGTCAACAATTCAAAGGCCATGTCATATCCAGGTGGCTGGCTGATGATGTCTTGGGCTGGCAGTCCACGAACATTGCGGGGTAGGTCTGCCCCAATCGTCTTGGCTGACGAAATAGACGGTTATCTTGCGACGGCTGAAGGGTCGCCGTTATCACTAATAAACCAGCGTAATGCCGCTTTTGGTGATGAAGCTGTACTTATCGAATCAAGCACTCCCACCACTAAAGGATCTAGCAACATCGAGCTTGGATTTGAGCTGGGAGACAAGCGTCGATGGTGGGTGCCATGCGGTGATTGCGGGACATGGCAAACGCTTAAATGGGACAACGTTACATGGCACGGCAAGTCTTCGCCTAATGAAGAGCAGCATCCAGAATCGGCAAGGTACGTTTGTTGCGACTGCGGTTCTCTATGGGATGACGGCGCGAGAATAGCCGCAATACGCAAGGGTGAATGGCGCGCTGAAAAGCCGTTCAAGGGGCATGCAAGCTTTCACATGAGCGAGCTATACAGCACGTTCAGAAGGATGCGAGATGTTGTCCAGTCCTACCACGACAAGGTGGCTTCTGATGACTTGCAAGCATTTCACAATGTTTCATTGGCCGAAACCTATGAAGCTATGGGGGAACAGGCTGAAACCCATGTGCTGATGTCACGTCGCGAACGCTACGCGGCCAAAGTCCCGATGGGCGGCATCATCCTGACGGCTGGCATCGACATGCAACAGGATCGACTGGAATGTGAAGTGGTGGCCTGGGGACATGGCGAGGAATCGTGGTCTGTCGAATATCGAGTTTTTTGGGGCGACCCATTGCAGTCTGACGTGTGGGAAGACATGGAGTACTTTCTCTCGCAATCATTCCGTCATGAGTCCGGCGCTCACTTGGCTATCACCTGTGCGGCAGTAGATACCGGCGGCACGGGAGGGAATACGCAAGCTGCCTACGAATGGCTCTTCAGCAAACGAGGACGAAGGATTTACGGCATCAAAGGTATGGGCGGCTGGGGGAAGCCCATCGTGTCAGCGCCAAGCAAGCGCCGCAGCGGCAAATCAAAGCGCAAGATTGACCTGTTCATGGTGGGGGCCGACGAGGTGAAGCTAACCATCATGCGCCGGTTAGCGATTGCCAATGCGGGACCAGGTTACTGCCATTTTCCAGAGGATAGGGACGAGGAGTGGTTCCATCAGCTTACCGCTGAGAAGCTGATGACCAGATACGTCAAGGGATTCCCTGTGCGCGAGTGGCACAAAACCAGACCGCGCAATGAGGCGCTCGACTGTCGCGGCTATGCACTGGCCGCACTCAAGATTCTGAATCCCAGCTTCAAACAGGCAGAGTTCAGGCTGGGGAAGATGGCGATTGATGAACAAAAGCCAGATCCGAAACCGCTGGTTCAGGCGCCCTCAATGATGCCGCCACCGAAACCACCCACCCGTCGAACATCGAGCGCACTGCTATGAAAATTGAGATCACCGCTGACAGCAAGGGCGTCCAAAGCTATTTCGAGGGCGTTGCCAAACGTCAGATGCCGTTTGCCTTGATGCGCACGATCAATGATCTGGCTTTCAAGGTGCGGGAAGACGTGCATCAGGCAATGGGCGGGGTATTTGACCGGCCCAAACCCAACTTTACCCTCCGTTCCATCGTGGTTGAAAAAGCCACCAAGGGCAATCCATCGGCCTGGGTGGGTCTGCGCAAAGATGGCGGCTTCCGTCAATCACTGAGTCATCACTTCATGGGCGGCGGTCGTCGTTTCAAGAAGTTTGAAGGCTGGCTGCGGGCCATGAATGTCATCAGCACCGGCATCATTGCGGTGGCTACCGATAATGCCCGCAAAGACGCCTATGGCAACCAGGCATTAAGTGAGATTCGCGCCATCATGTCTGCATCGTGGCGCATGGATCGTGTCAGCAAGGGCTTCTCGGCCACCATTACCCGTGGCCGCGGCAAGCGAGCCGCCGCCATCGGCTATTTCATGATTCCGACGCGCAACCAGAAGGGGCTGGAACCCGGCGTATATCGACGCATCCGCGCAGGCAAAGGCACCGCCGTGCAAATGGTCGTGGCGTTCGTCAAACCCGGCCAATACGACCGCGTGATTCAACTGGAGGAGATTGCCCCACGGGCTGGCGTGAATGTCAGCGCGACCTTCGCCAAGCATCTGCGTAATGCCATCGCTACCGACAAGCAACTCAACCGCACCCTATCCCGCTAAACCACAACATCTAGTGCTTTACATATTGACAAACCACAGCATGTAGTATAATCGGCGGAAATCTCACGAGGGTTTTCGCATGAACGCATTTCTAAAATGGGCCGCAATGCTAGTCATCGGGGCCATCACCGACCAGGCGCTCGACAAGGCCAACGTCGAACGCATCAAGAACTTCATCGTCGGGCAATCCAACGAAGCCATCAGCAACGCCATCAAGCACCAACGGGCGGCGGACCTCATCAAGGAATTGGCGGGCGACCTGGCCGATGTCGTGGTGGACTGGGTGATTCACACAGTTCTCTGGGTCGCCAAGTCAACCGGCCAGATTGAGAGCAAGCCATGACCACCAACACAGGCATGAACTGGCAGGCGGTGATGTGGTTGGCCATGTCAGCAATTACCGCAATGGAAACCGGGACGGAGCGTCACGTGTTGCTGGGTGTTGCGATGGTGGTCATGGCCATTGTCGCGTGGCGCACCACCGGCAGCGGGCTGACCCGAAAGGAATCCGCAGAAATCCTCGACACGACCGCTGACATTCAGGACGTGCTGAAACAAGGCCGCGATGAAAATTAACCGCGCCGGACTGAACCTCATCAAGGACTTTGAAGGCTTACGGCTGATCGGCTATCGCTGTCCAGCAGGAATCCCGACCGTTGGCTATGGACACACGGGACCAGAAGTCCGTGTCGGTAGACGCATCACCGAGGAACAGGCCAACACCTACCTCATCAACGATGTGTCTCGCTTTGAGCGCGGCGTGACCGACGCCATCGGCACCACGCCAACTACCGAAAACGAGTTTTCCGCGATGGTCAGCCTCGCCTACAACATCGGCCTCGGTGCTTTTGGCAAATCCTCTGTCCTGCGTCATCACAAGGCCGGTCATCGGCTCCGCGCAGCGGCCAGCTTCTTGCTCTGGGTGAAAGCCGCCGGCAAAACCCTTCCCGGCTTGGTCCGCCGCCGCAATGCCGAACGGAGGATGTTCCTGTCATGACCGACGACTTCCTCAATCAGATCCTCATCGGTGTCGGCATCGTCACCTGCATTGCCTTCGGACTCGCTGCCGTCCTGTATTGGGCGCTGTCATGAAAGACCCCTACCAAGACATGATGACTGAGGTCATGGGGTACATGCTTTTTTTGGTCTGCTTTGTCGTCGCGTTGGTCGTGACAGGCTGCGCCCCGGTGCAAGTTGCGCCGAATCTCAAATTCCCCGAAGCCAAAGCCTGCCCGACCCTGGTCATGCCGCCGATTGGCACCGACTGCCTGCTGGACATACAGGGCGACAAAGTCACGGCCAACGACTGCGGCGAGACGCTGCTGCGTGGCTATGTGCGGGCGCGATCCTTACTCAAACCGGCTGCGGCTGTCAGTTCAAACCCGCCCTAATCAACCACCCGGACGCAGGCTATGGCAACACTCTCACCATCGAGGCTATCAGACAGTCAGGACTCATGGCTCACCTCTCTTGTGAAATGGATTAGGAGCAGATCAATGAGCGACTGGCTGAAGATTCTCGGCACTGTGATGGCGGCGGTCTTCGTCGTCTGGAACATGGTGCAACAGCACGAATACCGTCTCAACCAGATTGAGAGCGGCTTCAAGGAACATCTGGATAAGCACGATGACCAGTATCGCGAGATTCAAAAAAGTCTGCGCGAGATTGACCTGACATTGACTCGGCTTACAGCCCCGCGACAGTAATGGCTCGCGACTTAAGCAAGGTATCCAGGACCGAGCATTGGCTGGATATGTTGACGCCTATCGTCATGATAATCGGGGTGGTTGCAATGGCCATAACCGTGATTCTCGGTGGAGCTTTTACATATCACCTCATTACCCGCTTGGCTGGGGCGTGCCACTAATGGCCGATGATGCCGACCGCGCCCAGGAGTATCTCGACCGGGCCATGCGCCGTTATCACACGCGGCCCATCACGCCACACGCGCAGTTCAGGCAGTCCACCGATTGCAATGACTGCGGCGATGATATTCCGCTGGCACGCTTGAAGATTTTCCCCTACGCCGTCCGCTGCGCTGAATGTCAGGGCTACTATGAGAAGGACCGTGGCTGATCCGATTGATGCCTTGGAAGTGATGATCTGCGACACCCTGCAAGCCGCCCAGGCTGAAGGCGTCGTGTCAGAAGTTCGCGCCAAGATTCAGTCATGGCGCATGCGGTTCGGCGGCGAGGAAGTCTATGTGGCGAGAAGGGCGCATATTGCACGGCAAGCGAAGATAGCCGCGCTATCAGCAAAAGGACTATCTCCAAAAGAAATCTCTGCCAAGCTGGGCGTGACCCGTCAAACCGTCCACAACGCCCGCAAATCCTCAGCGATTCTGTAAAAAGTTTCCCCCTGTAAGTCTTGACGCCGGTCGCGCAATGATGCGGACATGGCATACACCCAAACCCAGCTTGAAACCATTGAAGCGGCTATAACGGCAGGCGCGTTAGAAGTCGAGATTGATGGTCGTCGCGTCAAATACGCATCCACTGATGCGTTGACCAAGCTGCGCGACCAGATGAAGGCCGAGTTGGGTGTTGCGCTGCCCGCAACAGCCCGTGGCCGCGCTTGGCGTCCGATGACGAGCAGCGGGCTATGAGTGCCGTGATTGATTTCGTCAAGGTGGTGGCCGATAAGGTGGCCCCGCCGCGTCCGACGACCGATGTTCGCCGCTACGACG